TGACTCTATAAAAGAGTGGACTTTATCTACAATGGTGGGATGGGGATCACTCACCCCACAAAACCAATTGTAGATAGTCTGTCTGCTAACTCCTAGTTCTTCTGATATGTCTGCTACCGAAGTGTTACCTCTAATGCACACTTTGCCTAGCTTGACTCCGAGAAGTTTTTGGTTAGCTTTCTTATTAGTTTCAATCAGCCGTGCGCTGTATCCATAACTCATTGTTTATTCATCAGCCCAAGCTGACAGAACCTCGGCAATATCGTCCTTGAGAGGGGGTTCTTCTTTCTTGGTTTCCCTCTTTATAGGTTCGGCAATTGGCTCCTCTACTTTAGATGGGGTAGGTGCTACTTGGACAGCAGGTTCCTCGTCAGGTTCATCACTACGTATAACATCAGGAGCGGGTAGTTTGGTTACATTGTCTGTTTGACCGACAGTAATGCGAGTGTAGCGACTGGCATCAGGGTGTTCCTGCGCTCTTTTAACTTGTGCCCATTCCTTATCTGACACACTACGCAGCGGGGTAAAAAGTAATTCCATTGCCTCCGCATTCGTATCATAGCTGATGGTGGTAACCACTTGGTCTGGTGCTTCACCATTTGCACGCAAGTAATTAATGTAGCTCTCAAAGGGGTGCATATTACTAAGCCCTTTCCCAAATAAAGACTTGGCCGCTACATTAAACTGGTAGATATCACCGGACATATCCCCTTCTACCAGCACCGAGATACGGCGTTGGTACCGACATGCTCTGCTCTTACCCTCGCCTGACCCTTGTATGTTTTTAAGGCAATCGGCACAGTTAGTATGCTGCGGGTCACTTGCAGCTACCTCTGGTTTATCTCCCATGTTAGACCAGCAATTAGGCAAAGAAGCATCCTTGTTAGGGTCATACTTTTCCTTATAAAAAATACGTGAGACATTGGGGAGAGTCCATATGATGATGACATTTATCTCACCAGGGATGGGATCGCCTACTTGTTCTCCATTAACCAAGCGTTTGAAAACCCCATTGGTATTGGTTTGGATTCGCCTACTAGTAACTCCAGAAGAACCTTTAGAAAGCTCTTCAGCGAGCCTACTGCGTGGCCTCGTTTTAATGGCTTCGGGGGTCTGTTGCTTAAATATTGATACATTGGTGCTCATCATGTTCTCCTTACTTACTCGTCGGCTTTCTAACTTGGATGGTGTATGCCTTCTCGGAATGAAGGCCCACAGGTAAGGTTTCTGGGTTATGTTCTAAAAATTCTTCCATAGCGTTTATGTTAATGCGTTTGTCTAAAACGTGGGCAGCATCATTTTCATGGATGAACTTGTACATCGCAGCCCAGTCACTCGTCCAATATTTGGTACGCACGACTCTATAGAAAGTACCAAACTCAGTGACCACAGATTTGACATTATTATTCTTGCAATGGTCCAACAACTCGATGCCCACTCTTTCAAAGTCTTCTTTCATGTCAGCAATTTGAGCTTTGTGTTCGGCTTCTTTTTCTCGTATCGTTTGGCGAATTTTTATATAAACTCGGACGAGTTCATCTGGGGTTGGGGTGACTGTTGTCATTGAGGTGTTCCGTTGAAAAAAATAAAAGTATCACAAGTCTAGCATCCTGTTTGACAAAGTCAAGCACCTATACCGATTTCCTGGCGATATAGATCAATTATTTTATTATGGTTGAGAATGTTGCCTTGGAGCATCGTATAAAGTCTGGCTTCAACGGCGCTTCCTTGCACATGGACTACCGTCATCGGGTGCTCTTGTCCAGGTCGGTTGATGCGGGCATTGGCTTGGAGGTAGGTTTCAACACTGGTGACTGGGGCATACCAAAGCACAGTGTCAGCCGCCGTTAATGTAAGGCCGTGGGAAGCCGCTTGGGGCTGAATAATAAGCACTTGGGGGTCATCCTTATCTTGAAAATTAGCCACTATCTCAGTGCGTTTATTGACGCTAACCCTCCCATTGATTACTTCGGAGCATATCCCTTGTTTGGTAAGGAACTCATACAATAGCTCGATGGTGTGAGTGAAAGGGACAAACACCAGCACCTTATTAGAAGCTTCCTGTATGACTTCGAGAACTACCTGTAACCGGTTCCTGACATCGAACTCTAGAACAGTTCCGTCATCCGTGTAGACTGCCCCGCCCGAAAGTTGCAATAGTTTATTCAGTTGGGTGGCTGCATTGACTGCGCTTACTTCTTCCCCCGCTGCCTCTAACATCATGTTTTGTTTGAGCTTTTTGTAATACTTGTTTTGCTGTGGCGTGAGTGGTGCCTCCCGTTCGATATAGGTAACAGGGGGTAGATCCAGACATTGTGATCTTTCAAAGCGTATCGCTGGTTGCAAGACTTTATGCACCGTTTGCTCGGCATCTGGTTTAGGCGCCCACTTGAACTGCGTTACCTTGTACATAACATCGTCACGGAATCTGCCAAAATACGTGGGGGTATTCTCGGGATTCACCAGCTTGGCTAATCCAAAAGCATCAACAGGAGACTGCGCGGCTGGTGTGCCAGTGAGCATCCACAACCAGGGAGTTTTATTAACAATGTCCCGTAATATTTTCCACCGATTCGTCTGAGCATTTTTGTAGGCATTGGCCTCATCAACAACAATCAAGTCAAACCCGCCCGCCAGTATTTCTTCTTTGATTACACCTACCCCATCAAAGTTTATGATCACGAACTCAGCCCCCGCTGCTAAAATTTTCTTGCGTCTTTCTGCCGAGCCGTGGGCCACTGAGCAACTCCGATGCATCGCAAACTTAAACAGATCCTGCTGCCACGCTGACTTCATTATGGACAGGGGGCACAACACTAATACTCTTTTAATATCCCCACGCTTCATCAGGTAGTCTACCGCCCATATGACTGAAGCAGTCTTGCCAGTGCCCTGCTCGTTGAAGCAGAAAGCTTTTTTATTGAGGGTTAAAAATGCAGAAGTTACTTCCTGGTGTTTGAAGGGAGTCAGTCTACCGGTCCATTGATAGTCTCGGTTAATAGGGGACGGTACGTTTTCTAGTTTAAGATGCGACAGCTTTTGCGCTTCAGGCAACTCCCAGTTTACTAACACTTTATACACATCCCCCTCACGGGAGAGCACATGGCTTTTGTGTATTGCTTCGGTAATCAAGTGCGGCGTTTTCGTGTGCAGCACAAGTGCTTTGTTTTGAACTACTTCCAATTACTTACCCTCTTATCTGTAGTATACCCAGTTGGTAGTGCAGCTTTTGCACGGTGGTCAGTATTGTAGTAATAACTTTTGCCCACATTACAATCCTTACACAAAATTTGTAAGTTGCTAAAATACAAGGCTAAATCTGGACGTTTAATTTTTGGTTGTATGTGGTCCCCCTGGATGACAACCCCGTGCGTCTTGTAATCTCTGCCGCATACACTACAGGCAGCACCGTATACTTCAAGCAACTCACTTCGTAGTAGTTGCCATTTTGTGTTGTAGTAGCTATCCGCTGCGGGGTCTTCAATGTCCTGTCGGGATAAAAGCAAAGAAGTCCTACGTCTTAGCTCCTTTAACACTTCCATGTAATGAGCCCCATTAGCAACGCGCCACCTAACTTCTTTAAAAATATTCCACTGCCAAGCAAAAACCGCAGTACCAATTAAAGAGTTATAATTTTTTAAATCAGAACCAGCTACCACCGAAAAGTCTTTGAGTAGCATTTGCATGTGCGTGGGGAAGTTGTGCCGTACCGAGCGTAAGCTATGCAACATCTCCTCTGAAAAAATGTTTAATTCAAAAGGATCATACTGGTAAGGATACAAAGAAGTGATAATGCAATAAGGATCTAAAGGTGCGCTACTAAATAAATTTATAGCCATTTTATTTTTCATAGTCAGGTCCGGTTATGTTCGCAATCAGTCACGGGGCAATAAGCACATAGTGGCCCACTCTTGGGGTTCCATACGTCTGATTCTTCTGCATCCGCAAGACTATCCAGTTGCGGTTGGAAGGTAGCGAAGTAGGAATCACGCATGGTTACTATGTGTTTTTTGTGGATAAAGTCATTACTCACCACAAAAGCTAACGCCGATTTGATTTTGGTAAGTTGGGGGTAGTGTGTAAAGAGCGCAGCAGCCACGGCATCTAACTGTTTGGTATCCGCGTAACGGGTGTTCTTCCCAGTCTTGTAGTCAATGGACAAAGCTGTGTCACCCTGCAAAATAACCAAGTCAGCTATCCCCCGCCACCACACATCCTCGGCGTAAAAGTCGGTAGGCGTGTAATCCAAACCGTCTTTAGCCACACCAAGTTTTACCTCACAAAGTTTCTCTCCAGGCAGTGCGGCTATAACGTCCAAGATACGTCTGAGAAATCTAAACCTTTTAGGGATAGGGGTGTTTGAGCCTATAAATTCTTCCGCTGCCTTATGCACTTCCTCTCCAT